TGTAGCCAAATCAAGTGGGAAGTTATGAGCATTACGCTCGTGCATTACTTCAAAACCAAGACCAGCTCGGTTAAGAATGTCAGCCCAAGTGTTAATTACCTGCCCCTCAGAAGATAGGAGAGACTGATTAAAATTGAACCCATTCAGATTGAATGCCATAGTACTGACACCCAGAGCAGCAAACCAAATACCAACAACAGGCCAAGCAGCCAAGAAAAAGTGGAGGGAGCGGCTGTTGTTAAAAGAAGCGTACTGAAAAATGAGGCGACCAAAATATCCATGAGCAGCCACAATGTTGTACGTCTCTTCTTCTTGACCAAACTTGTAGCCATAGTTCTGAGATACCTCTTCAGTAGTTTCACGCACAAGCGAGGACGTAACCAGTGAACCGTGCATCGCACTAAATAGCGACCCACCAAATACCCCAGCGACACCGAGCATGTGGAACGGGTGCATGAGGATGTTATGTTCGGCTTGGAAAACGAGCATATAGTTGAAGGTACCCGATATACCAAGAGGCATAGCATCGGAGAACGAACCTTGACCAAAAGGGTAGACAAGGAAAACCGCCGTAGCTGCGGCGACAGGTGCTGAGTATGCGACAAAGATCCAGGGCCTCATCCCTAATCGATAGCTAAGTTCCCACTCTCGTCCCATGTAAGCATAGATGCCAATGAGGAAGTGGAAGACGGTAAGCTGGAAAGGGCCGCCGTTGTAGAGCCATTCGTCAAGTGAATTAGCTTCCCAAATTGGGTAGAAGTGTAGTCCGATGGCATTGCTGCTCGGAACGACGGCTCCCGATATGATGTTGTTTCCATAGAGAAGGCTCCCAGCTACAGGTTCGCGGATGCCATCAATATCGACTGGTGGTGCCGCTACGAATGCGATGATAAAACAAATGGCTGCAGCAAGGAGACACGGAATCATCAGTGTTCCAAACCAGCCAACATAAAGACGGTTATCTGTACTGGTTACCCAGTCACAAAAACGCTCCCAGTAGTTCTGAGAGCGTGGAGCTGCAATTGCAGTCATAGTTAGTTAGTCAAGTCGTGTTACTTTGACTCGTCCAACTCCGGTGCCAGTGAAGCCGATAGCATCAGCTGCACCTTTACTGAGATCGATCTCACGACCAGGGATATAAGGTCCACGGTCATTAACCCGTACAATGGCACACCGTTGATAGCACACCTTTAGTCGGGTACCAAACGGGAGTGTCTTGTGCGCTGCAGTAAGGGCATTTTGATTGTATCGCTCACCATTAGCAGTAAGGTTTCCGTGGAATCCAGGACCGTACCAGCTAGTGATGACTGACAGAGTAGTTAGAAGAGGAATCATAATAATAAAGCAAGGAACTTTAATATTGATTACTCCTACTACCCGTTAGCCCACTCGCAGAACCAACGGGCTATGACGGTTACTTTTTCTTACCGCCGCCTTTGTGACCTTTCTTTCCGCAAGACATGATTAGAATACTCCAGGGATAATTTGACCTGTTACTGCATAAGCGCCAACAGCAGCAATGAAGCCGAGCATAGCCAGACGACCATTAAGAAGTTCAGCACGTTCGTTGTGAGGCACAGTGTAGTCTTTGTCGGTGTACATGGTGGGTTCTTTAGCGAAGATGTTTTGTTGGTTGTATTCGTTACTAGTAATCAAGATTAGACCTCTCAAGTTTAGCGAAGACATCCTGACGATATGCAGGATCATTATCATACCGTGGATCGCTCATTGCACGAACCACTTCAGCTTGAGAACGGAACACATCTTTAGTAGTAGCTGTAGGCTTGCCAGTAAGTAGTTGACCTTCTACACCTACTGCATCTTGATACCGACTGAACAAAGCTTCAACAGCAAAGGTCATGGCGTTTTTATCACCATTACCCATCACTGCATCATAGCGATCAATTTCTTGTTGAGAAAGATTGTCAGCAGCCCAACGCATCATTGAACTATACTCGTTATCGCCTCCAGCAATTTCACGAAGTTCAGTCAGATCATTATCTGTAATATCATCGGATGCTGGTGCTGTATTTCGCTCAGCTTCAGCTCGATATTCCAGATACATTTTAGCAAGGTCTGCAGAGCTAAGGTTGGACAACTCTTTAAGAGTCTCCTCCTCAAACTTACCATTCAGACCTTGCTCCCACAAAGCTTCAAGGATACTAGATGAGGATTCTTCCTCCTCTTCTTCCGTATCTTCTGTATCTTCAGTGGGTTCTTCTTGTGCAGTATCCTGTTCAGATGAGCGTCCGCCAAACTTTTTCTGCAATTCAATGTACGCTTTTTCTAGTTCTTCAGCGTCACGGAATTTACCAGCAAGTAGTTCTTGTTGTTCAGCAAATGCCTTTTCTCCTACAGCCAAAGAATCTTGTTCTTCAGCAGTCAGCTCACCTTCAGGAACTTCATTAGGATTGTACGTTAGAGTCGTCATTAAAATTGGTGGCGTGGATTACTTTAAGGTTACCTAGACCTACAGTCTCAACATAACCTACTGGTCGGCCTACAGTAGCTTTACCGATTCTAGCTTTAGGTGCATATTTATTTGGCCGACTAACTTCTACGTTAGGTGTAGTAGCCTCAGGCTCAGCCTTGGGGCGGCTGCGCTTCTTGGGTTGGTTGTTGTCCATTTAGTTGTGGGTTTTTTGAAGGATCATTCATCGGTGCAGATGCCAACTGACCTGCTTGTTTAGTCAGTTCCAGTTGTTGCTGTTGTTGCATTGCAGCAGCTTGTTCTGCTTGGACTTCCTGCATACTACGAACAAGGTTAAGGACATCAATACCTTGTGCAGCAGCTAGTCGTTTGATGACTTCCTCAGGATTAACATAAGTTTGAATTGCCTCTGGACCCATGGTTTGAGCAATGGTCATCAGGAAGGCACCAAGGCTTTCTCGATCTTGACCACGCCCAATAGCATTGATACCAGCAACAATAGTAGGTCGCACGATTCCCTTGGGAATGCGTGGAATGTCACCAGTCCTTTGATAGACGGACAGTTTGCGATTCAGATAAGGAACTAAGAAATCAACAGTGAGCATCGAGAACAGGCCACCCAATTGGGCTTCCAATTCAAGTTGCGTCATTCGGACTTCTTCTGCTGTAGTGCGTTCAGAGTTACGCACATTCATAATGAGGAAAGCTTCAGAAAGCCTACGCTCAAGTTGAGCAGACATTTCATAAGCAGTCCTAAAGTCAGCAGTCTTTCCTACCTGAACAACACCAATGTCGTCAGGTCGTCCTTGAACGATAGCCCCGTTACCAGCAGCAGCAAGAGTTGCAGGTTTTGTTGTACTAGATGGAGATACAACAAACACAACTTTAGCAGCAGCAGCGGATCCTTCTACAAGTGCTTGAGTCAAAGCTTCAAGGGATTTTAGATCACCCAAGAACTCCTCAACTCTACCACGTCCGTAGCATTCACCATCTACTGAATTAAAGCGTAGTGCAATCCAAGGAGATGCATCAACAGGTGCTTTACCAAAAGATTTGGGAACAATTTTATCATACACTTCTTGATGCCAAACGTATCTATTGTTGTCACGCTTGACATGAGTGTAGATGTCTACCTCATCACGATAAGTATCAGCCTCATCGTTACCAGGTGTGTTAGGTTTAGGTTCATCAGGAATGAGATCTCCCAGTAGTTTTTTAGAGACTCGTTCCTTGGTTACAATTTCAATTACATTACCGTCACCATCTCTATCTACAACGTAGCGATTGAGAGGATACAAACGCAGACCTTCTTTACCCATAAAGATAAGTGCGTTACCACCAACAACTAGATGCTTGAGAGCTTGGTGTACTACGACTCTATCGTCACTGGCTGCAATAGCTTCCATGATAGTCCGTTCAATCTTAGCAAAAGCTAGATCAAGTTCAGACTTGATAGCAGCTGAGTTTTGACCAAGCATTGATTCATCCACCTGTAGCTTAAAGAAGCTAGTTTGTGGAGGAAGCAAAGCAAGCATTAGTTTGGAGGATAATGTGACTACACCTTTAGCACCAACTGACTGCCATGGGGATGGCAAAGGTTGTGCTTGTTTGGAAAAGTCATCATCATCACGAATCAAATAAGGGAGTGTTAGGTCTGCTCCTCTACGTGCTACGGTGAGGTATTGGTTACGGTCACCAGTAAGGAAATCATACCGTTGTTTAGCTGACATTATCCAGTAACTCCTCCGAGAATACCAAGAGCGGAACCAATGTTAAGACCAGAAGTAGGTGTTCCAGTTGTGACACCAGACTGACCACCAATACCCATACCACCACGAAGGTAACCACTACGACGTTGTTGATTACGTTGTGCAGCACGGATGGCATCAATGTTGTAGTTTTGACCTGCTCCATAAAGACGCATTGGTTCCTGTGGTGCATAAAACTGACTCATCTGATCCATCATATTCTGGTTTTGCTGTTGGAACCCACCCATTGCAGAGGAGAACATATCACCCATACCAGCAAGCAGATCTAGAAAACCTTGGTCTTGAGTTTGTTGACCATAAATTGAATCCAAATCTAAGGTATTGAAATAATCATTGATACCTGATTGAATACCTTCTTGGATACGCTTGTTGATCTCATCTTCTGTTAGACCGGGAGTACCTGCTCCTTCTGTAGTGGTAGTAGCTGCTGTCGGTTGACCTGGGCGACGTACAGTAGGGCGTCCACCAGGACGGATTGCCATACCACCAGGCATTAGTCCAGTCCCAGGAGTACCTACTGTTTTATACCTATCACCAGTTGGGCCAGCATATACTTGACGTTGGTTTCCAAGCATACTACGCAGAGTGTCTGCGATTTTACTTTTACCGAAGTCTGGTTGTCGATAGGTTGGTGTTTTTGCTGCTTGGCTGACAAGCATGTTTGCTGCACCTGAAGCTAGATTAGCACCAGCTTTAGCGATTTGATTAATAGCCCTAGCTGTATTACCACCAGCCGCTTGGGTAATAGTCTTTAGTTCATTGCGACTAATATTTGGTCCGGCTTCTCTAATAGCAGCACGAACCCCACCGGAGGATTTTGGTTTTCCCATTGGGAATGGTCCAGCATTAGTAACAGCTCCCGGTGTAGTAATACCTCTACCTTTTCCTTTATTTGTCTTAGGCATTGTTCTCGTCAGTTAAGTAGTGTTGGATCCACTCGACCACAGAACGTTGGCCAGAGCGGTACATTATTTGTGAGTGTGAATCATCCGGGTGGGGATTAGTTGGTGGAAAGTTCTCCTCTAGTTTTTGAAGGAGAACGTTGAGCTGTAGACCGTGGGTCTCAAGCGTACTGAGGGAGATTGGGGTTTGCATGTTCAAAGAAGGCAGGCATTCGTGCTCTACGTGTGTCAGAAAGCTCAGGTGCTTTCCCTTGATACATCAAGCTATCGCTAGAATCCAGCCAAAATTTTTTGTCTAGATATTTATTGGAGGTATTTATACCTAGAGGTTCAAGCACCCAATTAATGGTTGCCTTCCTGAGCTTATCGAGAGAAGGACTCCAATTGAGACCAAGCTCAGTACATACCAAGCTATTCGTTGCAACATGGACTTGTTCATCACGACTAATATCAGCGCTCACGGTACGCATTCCAGCGTCACCATTAAAGCGGAAGAACGGGAGTAATACGAAGAAAATTGCACGTTCGGCAACAAGTGCTTTGAGGAGCGTGTGATCAGGATGCGAGACCCAAGCTTCCCGGAGGCGTAGTGCTTCGGATTCAGCTTTCTGGTCAACGCCGTAAGCGTTCGCGATGTAGCCGAGAGCCAGGTCGTGGTTTTCTTCGTCCCGGATATTGGACAACAGTAAGTCGCGTGATAGTTTTGGAACTTCATTCTTCAATGCATCTTTAATAAAATCCCCAACGGGGAGTTCCATGTGCCGAATAGCAAGAGCACGGAAGATAGTTTCTTCCGCACCTTCTTTTACAACACCAGCTGTGGTCTGTACTGGGGACCACTTACGTTTACGATTTAATAGTTTTTGATAGGGGTTCATTCGCCGCAATTACAATCAGGAGCAGGATCATTTAGAAGAGACTCCAGGTATGCGTCAACGTCACCTTCATCCAATGCGGCATAGGCATCAGACTTATCTTGAACGTCGCTCATTACCTGAAGCGAATAGTAAAGAGAAGTCTGTGGACTTGCCAACCAATCTTCGATGAATTGCTCATCATAGGTAACCACATCTGACCAGCTGTTGAATGAATAACCATGCAACAGTCCAGTCTTATCGAGCAGGGTGATAATACCATCACACACTGCTTTGTAATCATCCCAGCCAACTTCTGACGCGATCTCTACAGGACCGTAGTCAAAGCTCTGGACGCCAAATGTACCGCTATCACGGTCCACCTGACGGGCGATGGGAGGTGCGATCTCAGGACAGGTGGTGTACCCATCAAGATCAGTGTAACGATAACTGCAGGAGGCGGTAGGAGCAATAGCAAAGGCACGGTCCATGTTGTTGAATCGGGCAATCTGTGCAGCTTGCTCAATACCTAATTTCAGCTCCATAACAAGAGTTGAAGCAGCAGTAGCTTCATGCGGAGTATTGGTGTTAATCAACTTAAGAGCCTCACCAAACTCCTTGTAGGTCACTCCTTGCTGTCGAAGGAGGTTGGCTAGACCAAGCATTCCAAGACCGACCTGCCGATCAGTCTCTGAAGGGAGGTATTCTCCGCTGCTTCCGACGTTAGTTTTTCCATGAAGGGAGCACAGCTCGGACATTCCGTTGACAAATGCACACTGAATATCATCGAACTCGCATGAGCCGAGGTTAACGTGCTGGAGTAAACAGGTTCCCCGTGAGGGCAAGTATACTTCAAGACACACGTTCCCTCTGATCCTCTTGCCATTTTTATCTACCTTTGTTTTGTTGAGCCAAATGTCTCCACGCTTGATACCTTCAAGCAGGGCAGTCTTTACTTCTTGGTTTGCGAGTTCCCACCAACGCTGGTTAATGTTGACACAACGCTTAACCCAAGGAAGCTCAGCCCGGCTAGCAGTAATAAAATCAAGTACATCTGGATGACTAAGATCAAGATGACATACAACAGCGCCATTCTTGTAAACTCCTCCACGTCTCAGGATTTCGTTGAGGGTGGAGTAGATCTTTGCAAAGGATACTGGGCCGCTAGCCACAAGTCCCTTGCCATTTTCAGCGCCTTTGGGTCGGAGCTTGGATAGATGGACAGCCACGCCAGCTCCGTAGCGGAGAGCGTGGGAAACAAAACGCCAGGATGCTTCGATTCCATTTGGACCTTCCATTGTGTCTTCCACCACAAAGACGGTGCAAGAAACAGGGAGACGGCTGGTGGGATCATCAATCCAGGACTGCACACGCCCAGTACGGGCAATCAGTTCTTTGGTGGTTTTAGACATTATTAAACGAGATCAGTAAGGTTAGGAGGTTGATAGTTTGGTCCTTTCAAGACCTTCCCATCTTCTCGGTAGATGGGGTTACCGTTATCGTCAAGCTTAGATAGGTTACTTTGGTGTACACGATTCATTGCTTCATCTAGATCCCATCCAAGATTAGCAGCATACTGGTAACACACGTAGACCAGATCAGCTAGCTCTTTAAGGCAATCAGTTGCATTAACTGTAAGCCCCATGATTAGTTGATTTTCTGCATCCAAAAATTCTTTAAACTCTTCAACGATCAAACGCCTCTGCATAGTCCGTGAAGCTGGCGTTGTACTGTTCTTCACCTGGAAAGCGTTCCTGAATTCGACGGCTTGCTGGAGAAGGGTTGATGATGTCATTTTCGAGTTCGTTTTGCAAGTAGTGGATGGCTTTGCGCAGGTCTTCGCGTTTGCTGTCTTTATGTCCTGCGCGACAAATGTATTTAATTGCGTTACCAAGATGGAAGTTTAGTCCTTGGTCTCGAATGAAATCCCAAACTGGGATGCTACCTCGTCTATAGTAGCTTGGTCCGTATTGGTCGGTGGTGGCCATTTTGAAACTAAGTTAGATACATTGTTACCCAACACAAAGCACTGTCTTTGTAGGGCTAAGAAAAGAGTAATGATAGAGTCTACCTCACTCTTTGAGCTATTCAAGGCGTCTTCAATCTGACGCATCTTGAACTGTTGCTCCATTGTTAGTTCCAACACTGGCGGAGGCGGGAACCCAGTGTCGGATTTCTTGAGTTGAAAAGTCATAGTCTTCTGCTTGAAGGATCTTTGCTAATCGTGCATTCAGTAATGCAACTGACTCATCGAGATCCTTCTCAGCAAAAGCATCCACAACGGTCTTCCAGTTATTACCGTGTTCATCCAGAAGGGCAGCAGCACGTTTGATACCAATACCAGGTACGCCTGCATATCCATCTGTTTGATCACCAGCCATTGTCTGGATTAAATGCCAACGATAACCTTCTTCAGGAGTAATAGTCACTACACCCTCAGATAGGTCATACAAGTCACCAGGGATCTGTCTCATATCCTTGTCAGGACTGCAGATAATATGTCCAGGCTCTTTGGTGGCATAGATACCCATTGCATCATCAGCCTCAAGCGTAGGCATCACAACAACGTTGTACTCCTCTTTGAGTTTATTGATGACCCTTTTGTAGCCGCACGGTTTCTTTCGATTACGGTGTCCTTTATACGCTGGGTCAAGAGATTTACGAAAGTTGACGCTATCAGAAAAGAACAGAATAGAGTCATCAAAACATCCAAGGTCACTAGCGATGTTGTAGAGTTCTCGTTCAACATAGTCGTATGCCTCACTGAATCTGGAGGTAACGACGATAAGATCTTCTCCGAAGTCAATTTCGGTTTCAGTAGCGGCGCAGCATTTATAGACAATGTAATCACAGTCGATTAGTAGACTCACTTCCCCTGTCCCCGCTTGAGCTTGCGCCCATGCGAAGGAAGAGAACGGCGTCCATTACCTTGACGGGTGTGTTTATATTTTGCCTTGGACTCAAATTGAACACGTCCAAGAGCGGTTTTAGATTTTACAGCCATAGTGGTGGTTAGTGTACATCTGCCCAGGTTTTACCTACTTTAGCTTCGGCTTCAATAGGAATCCTGAGATTATAATGCTCTCCTGCTGTGAGAGCTGAAATAGTTAGAGCTGATGAAAGTGTGTCTGCATAGTCAGGTGGGCATTCAAATTGCAATTCATCATGCACGAATGCTAATTGATGTGCACTGATTTCGCATTGTTTGATTACATTATGAGTGTGAACCATCCACTGCTTAGCTACAATACCCGCGCTCCCTTGGAGAAGGTAGTTAAGGGCTTTGTGGCTACCATCAACAGCACAGCGGCGCCCGTCACACAAATTGATGTAACCAGATTCCGCCTTGGACTTAACCGCAGAAACCAGTTTCTCAAGTCCTGGAATTGCATCCATGTAAGCTTGGCGGATCTCAGCACCTTTCTTTTTTGCATCTTTCTCCGATAATTGTTGGTCGTAAGATAGTCCGATCTTGATGTCACCGGCTCCGTACAGAAAGGCATAGGTTACAGTCTTAACTAGACGACGTGAGATTCCTATTTTGTCTGCGTTGACTTGATGGATGTCTCCGTTAAGGAGGATGTCTGCGTACCTGCCACCGTCATACCTAGCAAGATAGTGAGCGAGCATACGAAGCTCAATACCAGACAAGTCTGCACCCACCATAGTGTAGCCAGGTGATGCTGTAAATAGTTTTCTAAACGCTTCATCAGAAATTACTTGGGCAAGGTTTGGCTTACGATGGGCACATCGAAACGTGTTAGTGGCTACTGAACAGTGGTGATGGATGCGATGATCACGGACAAGCTTTAGCCACGCATTGTTGCCTTCAGACAACATACCGAGGCTTTTGGTTAGCTCAAGGCAACGGAAGAATTGCAGAGCTTCCTCTGTGCCAATGTCTTTAAGAACAACCTCATCAATAGCAGCTTTACCGCTTGCAGTTACCTTGTCTGGTTTCCATCCGTGATAAGTAGCCATAACCCATGCGATGTGATCACGGCTGGTTGGATTGAACTCTTTCAGTCTAGTGAAAGTAGCTCCGGTGACATATCCTTGGGTTTTGTTAGGTCGTTTAGGAGTAAACTCCGACCCTTCAACGTAAGGATACCTGTTGCGTAATAGCTGATTAAGATCCTCAAGCTCTCTTCGGAGAGTTGATTCAAGTTGCCATGCAGCAGGCTCATCAAAGTACCATCCATGTAGTTCCTGTTCAGTGAGGATCTCTGCGACACGATGTTCTAGCGTGATCCATTCAGGTATGGTAAAAAGTGTTTCCAAAGTTTAGTAGTAACAACAACGTCTTGTATCATGTAGTCTTGCATTTCTTGCGACCACTGCTTCCAATCTGTATCCTTACCGAAGGATCCTTTATACTCACCTAGGCGATAGCCATAGGCTTCAAGGGAGTGACGACCGTAGAGCTGTAGTGGCATTTGTTTCCACTTACGCTTCTGATCTGTCTTCAGAATATCAGCGTGATAAAGACGGCTAAGAACCAAAGTATCCAAAACCCTACCAGAGTTTTGAAACCAAGGGTATAGCTTACGAATAACAGGCAGGTCATAATTAACGATGTTATGACCGACAAGTATATCTGCGTCTTCAAGAAGTTGAAGACCACGAGTAAGTGGTTCCGCATTACCTTCATCATTGTAGACCAAGGTTTGATTAGTCTCTGTATCATAGACACCGAGACAGTGGATACAGGTAACATCATGTAGTAACCCGTTTGTTTCTAAGTCAAAAATTAACATCATTCCAGTGCCGAACGACACCAGCGCAAATGAATAAGTTTGTAATAAGGACTAGCCCATCAATCAAGATGAGCTTAGCGACCATTCCAGCGGTAGGTCTTGTCGATAAACGCTGCCTTTTCAACTGCTTCAGGGGTAGGAGGGTTAGGACGCTTCAAGTACTCGTACCAAGGGTGAATGTAATCAGAAGTCTGTTGTTGGGTCGAAGTCGTCTGTTGCTTGGGTTTCATTGAATTTACAGGTGGTTAGGTCATAGCTCAGTCGGCACGCGACGCCAACCTCGCCTGAATAGCGATTCTTAAGGACTCGCACAGTCGTATCACT